CTGGTTTGTAATTTCATTCAGCCAGGGATTTGCTTCCTGAAACGACTTCCATTCTTTGAAAACCTCATTAGCATCCAGATCTACTTCGGGTGGATCGATTGCGCTGATTAGAATCTTGTAACCATCTGTAATAATCTCAATATTGCGTTCATTCAACCATTCGCTCTCTTTTATTAAAATCAAGTGTGACCGGTTCATTCCTGCTTCGAAATGAACTTCCTGAAACCAGCACCAGTAATTAAACCGTAACACTCTGCCAGTCTTACGCGAGAAGAATGGCACTGCTTTCAGGACTTCGAACGATGCCAAGTAGAATGATGTGACAAGTTCTTTACCATCCGTAATCCGGCATTTGGTGCAATCAGTCAGGAACTTGTCTATTCGAGTCTGTAATTCTTCCTGTGCTTGTCTAATCTTTTCTTTCACTAATTCGTCGTCCTTACGATTTCCTTGACCTGTCTGCCATCCGGCAAACGAGTCACACCATGCTTCCTGAAGACATTCAGCACTCTGCGTTTTTCAGATTCGTTGCTAACTGTAACCATCTGCAGGTTATCCAACAGCGTCACTTCATTCTTGAAGATCGTCTCATCAGAGCTTTTCCGGGATGCAATGGATTTGTAATCAGTAATATTAACCTTTCGATGCTGCCTGACATGATTGCCGGTGACACGCCCGTATTTATCACCTTCATAGGTGATCGCATCCATTCGGCGCAGCAGGTGCGGTTTGAAGTAGAAGCCGGTATCACCACGCTCGTATCCCACTCCGGGAAGCTTGCGAATGCGTGTGAAGAAATAACTGGCGCCCCCAGTTCCCATGTCAGAACTGGGACTCATGCCACCCACCGGAATCCCCACCCTCATTTTTTCAACAGTTGAGATCAAGGCTCCGTTATGATCCAGAATCTCATCCAGGACGCTTGCGACGTCGCTTCCATTCGTCAATCGGTGATATAATCCATAATCACCCAGTTCACGTTTCATGTGGTCATCTGAAATATCGAACCTGAGCTGGTGTCGGTATCCAGCATCCTTTTTCTTTTTCCAGGCGGATGACATGATGGAATATTTGCCTTTGGGGTCGTATCCTGGAATTCGAGTAACATCTTTGACACCCAAATGATCTGACCAATACTGCCGAAGGGTTTTGACTCTTTCAGCTTTGGAGGCTTTCTGAGTATCTAAACTCTTGAGCACCTTCTTCCAGGCAGGGGATTTATCCTCATTCAGGATGTATGCTTGTTTCAGGAGATACATATATTCCGCATCAACTGACGATGAGAAAGACGCTTCGATGCCGAGACGCTCAAGCCCATCGAGTAACCGTTCTGCAGATTCAGGGTTGCAATCCGAGAGGATTCGAAGTTCAAGCTGTCCCTGGTGCGAGTAATAATTTTCCTTAATCCACGGGCGGTAGATTCCCTCAACACCGTCTCCCAGGTCGATCTTGTATTCCAAACCTTTAGCTTTGAAACTGGAATGCAATTTTCTGAGTGTTACATCCTCATCCATAACCACTATCTTGCCTTTCCGAACGACCTTTTGGTCTCCATAAACGGTATTTCTTTTCACAGTTGGAATCTTATCACCTGATGGTTTGACAGGTTTTTCTTTTTTCAAATACTGTTTAAACGCCCTGATTTTCTTTCTACCATTTGCTGAGATAGAAACATCGAGTTCATCAAGGATCTTCAGATAAGATTTTGCCAAAGACCTCAATTCTCGATCTCGCATTCCTGTCAATTTGGATAAAGCAAGCCGATGAGATAATGCCTGGTCGATTGTTGACTTATTGAAATTGAAGTCTCCCTGATTGATGTGATAATTGATTGACTTGACCGCAGCCAGGATGTCATCGTAGAACAGATCATCAGCCATAGCTTGACCTGCGACCTGCCCGATAGTGTCTCCCGGTCCGGTTGAGAGGTTTGCGAGCAACTTTTTTTCTGCTTCTGGTCGAATCTTCAAACGCATCACTGTTCGAGTCTTACTCTTTACCTTTTCAGTATAGAGCAGCACATTCTGATCCTCGATATCATCCACATCCACGGGGAGTGATTTGCCCTGCCAACCTGATTCCTTCGCTTCTTTAACCAGGATTTCCGCGTCTTCAGGAATATGCCTGTATCCTTTTGCAGCTTTTCCATCTGGCAATTCCTTTCCATCAACATCGAAATGGAATACTGCCTTTTTGTCTTTTTTTCTTTTCCGGAGAAGTTCAGTGTAGAATTCTTCAAAGTCTTGTCGAAGGTTGTTCTTGCGGATAAGCGCAGTTTCGTAGAAGTGCTTCAATTTCAGTTGTTGCTTGGTAAACCTCCTCTCTGCGTATGGCTTGAGTAAATCGATGTAGGCATCATCTGTGATTGATTCAATACTACTGATATATTTGTATGTCGCCTGTAGGTCCATCTCGATCTTGCCATCGCGCCAGGCACGCATCACTGTATTGTAAAAGGGTTCACGCTCTCCAAACGCTTTGTTAGGATGGTAATTAATTGACAGGTGATCATCACCGATGAATTTAAACAGTTGCCCTTTATCAATCCCCTTGACCTGTCCATCTTTCAACCGCAGGAACTGCTTGCAGTGAGCGTCATGATTGGAAATCAGCCAGTCGATAACATGCTCGCGCTGCAACTGTTCAAGCTCAGAACCAGACAGATTCTCAACTATTGCATCACGAAAATCAAACTCCTTCTGTAGGTCGGTTCGCCATTTCTGGATCGAGCCCTTGAGCTTCCCTCTGCCTGGAACATCGAGTTCAATGAAACGGACTTCGATTGATTCGGGATCGATCAGCCTGCCAATGCGATAAGCCACATCATCACCGTGCCCCCGAAATTCTTCCGACACTGGTTTGAAAAGCCATTTGTTGTCGCTTTTATCGGTGAAGAAATACTTGGTGTGCGCCCCCTCTATGTCAGCTCGTCCCTGGTAACTGAACGGATTACTTTTCGAAAACTTCTTCCAGGCTTCATCAGGGTTGGTGAAATGCGAGGAGTGTGACAGAGGTTTAAGCAGTTTCACTGTAGTGGGTTTGACGGCTGGCTTTGGAGCTTTAGACTTCTTTCCATGCTTCTCAGACCACTTTGCCCATTTAACCTCAATGTTATCCTTTGCCATAATAATAGCCACCGGATCATCAGAAGTCATGAGGGTGATCAGATCCTCTTTCGATGCCCACTGGTAATGTTTCAACTTTGCCTGTTTTGCGATGGTCTTCAGGTCCTTGCCCTTCAGGGCTTTCACCGTCTGGACGAATGAACTGCGAGCATATTCATACTGCTGTTTCAGCGCCGACCATTCAATTTCCGGAAGAAGAGATTTTGCTTCAGCAAGAGCTTCTGAAACCTTCTCGAAGTGGTTTTGTGCAAGTTTGAATTCCTGTGGTTTCAACCCGGGCAGTTGATCCAGGTGAATCGAGATCTTCTGTTTGAGAGCTTTTATCTGCTTGCCTACGAGTTCCTTGCTTTTCTCCAGCACAGCTTTTTCAGTAAGTTTCTTTTTCAGCAGAGCAATCAATTCGTCTTTAGATCGCAGAGCGCCAATTTTGTGCTTCTTGATAATTGATTTGAGTTCCGCTCCCTTCATCATGTCCAAGTCTATATCTGGTTCCAGGGGCTTCAACAGCTTGATAAAGTCCTTCTTGGTGCGGGCAATCGATATGCTGTTGGCTTGGGCAAGCTTCTGCAACTGTTTGATTGTCAGTTTCTCGAACTCCCCCTCAGAAACTGCCTTCCCGACCTTAACCGCTTCGCCATGTTTCTTGGTTGCCATCTCAGATATTTCGGATGGCACGAGGATGCAATCGAAGTTTTCCTTCTTCGATGCAGCCTGAATGGCTATCGCCCAGGTGTGGAGATATGTGGTTGGATTTGTCATTATTAATGCACCGGTTGTCCTGCCCGGCAAATCCGTGCACGAGCTGCAAATGTTGTACAACGGCATTGCGGATGCTTCGGAATTGGGGGCGCTTGATCGATTGGAAACTCCTTGCCGTCAAGTGGACCGCATTCAGGACAGGTGCGTTCATCACCGGCTGTCACCCAGACAACTCTTCTCACGCCGATCCTGTCGTAAAACTTATTTCGTCCCTGTCCGAAAGCTCGCAGTGTCTCAGTCCTGGTAATTACCTCAACTCTCGTCTGTGCTGTCTTGAATACGGTCTTGCCGACGAGTCGAAACTCATTGGGATCGGTAATTATCCCTCCAATCTTTTCTCCAATCTTGGCAATCGAATCTCCGCTCACGATGCCTACAGATATCTGCTGCTTGATATTGTCTGCCAGCTCTCGTGTGACATTGCCCAGCAGTTGAAGGTCGTAATTAACGAGGAAGTCCAATGCCGATCGATCAGTCAAACTCATCACCTGTCCAGCCAACTTGACTCTGTCTTCGTGAGATAAGTTCTCATAATGTGGAAATTTCAGTTCGCTAAATTCTCCGATGCTGCCGGTAATGCCGTTCCGGAATGAATCCCTGACAGCGTTTTTCATGATCACAGTCTGGTCACTTTTCAGGTCACCGATTATCTTATCGATTCCTTTCTGGATACCGCGAAGTTGTTCACGACGAACCTCAAGACCTTTCTTCAGGAGCTTTTTCTCGCCGATTTCAACCAGTTGTGATTTGACATGCATCTCAGCTATGCGGAGAGATTTCAGCATTGTGTTGACCTGTCGCTCAGTGTAAAGGTCGCGCGAATGAAGACTCCACAGGACGGCTTGTTGGATTTGTTCTGCCTGATTCAATCTGCCATCTCCACACTTTCGCCCCCGAGAAATTGCCTGCACGCAACTTGATCGAATCGTCGTTCTTCATCTGTAACGGTGCAATGGTTATTCTCAGCATCAAAGAATCCACACTCGTCACAAATATGATCTTCACTTGCAGATGCATACATTCCTTCAGACTCTGATTTCTCCTGCTTCAGTACGCGGGAGTCCTCTTTCACCTTGTCCATGCCCAGCATCTCACGCGCCGTCTGCACCGACATAACTCCCATCTGCACGAGCGAAACAATATCCTTGAT